TCGCCTTGGCTTCGATGGTGGGGTGCTTGCCATTGCAAGCCTCGGCGATCTTTGCTACGCGCGTTTTCTCGGCGGCCAGCGCCTCGCGCATGTCCGCCGTCGCCTTGGCGATGGGATCGACCGGAGGCGCCGGGGGCGGCTCGGGAGGTTCGGGAGGCGCGGGCGGTTCGGGTGCGTTCTCACCATCGAACGCAGCCTTGAGCGTCGCGGCCTGTTGGTCGGTCAGTTCATCCGGCTCGAACCCCTTTGCTTCGAGCCACTCGCGAAATTGCTTGTTCATGTGAATCTCCTTGTGGCTCGCCGCCACGGAAACAGAGGTCTTGGAATCCGCCGCGATCGGGACGAACGAAATTTCGCCCAGCACCCCGGCACGAATGATGTTGATGGGGCCTTTCCACGTTTTGCCGTTGGCCTTTGCGGTCGCGCCCTCTTCGACGAATTCGCGGCTCCGCGGCACCACGCCGACGGACGCCTTCCACGGAAAGCCGTTGGCCGCCGCGGCCGCGACTTCCTTTGCCGCGTCACCGCCCCCGGAAATCACCCCAGCGAGCTTGACGCGTTGTGCCGTGATTTCGGCCTTGCCGTGGCCGACGATTTGGCTCGTGTTGTGGCCGAGCAGGACGGGGATTTCATCGTTCGACGCAACGAGGCCGGCCAGGTCGATTACGACCGGACGGAAATAGGCCGCAACCTCCATCGAACCTCCGGTGTAGGCGAGCATCGCGAATTGCTTCAGTGACGGTTTGCCGTCCTCTGCCGCCGCCTCGATCCACTCGATGGGTGCGCTGCATTGCACGATGGACGTTTCGCTGCCAATCGCCGGCTCGCACTTGGCGGCCGCACGCAGCACTCGCTCGCGCGTCAACTCACTCGGCATCCACATTGGTTTTGCCTTTCTTCGCGTTGGATTGATTCGCACCAGGCTGACCTGGCGGTGGGAACAGTTTGTCGGCTAGCCGGCGGCGGTATTCGTCAACCGTTATTCCCAACGCCTTCGCCTGCGCCTGCTGCTCGTTCTCGTAGTCGAGGCCCATCTCGGCGAAGAGCGACGGGTAACTGATTTGCCCCGTTTCGAGCATCGCGGCTTTGGCACGCGCCGCCTTCTCCGGGTCGATGTCTTCGGTCCCGTCCCAGAAAATGACCACGACCCACTCGCCAAATGGCCGCACATTGGCCCGTAGCGCTGCGGGAACGGCATAGCGTTTCTCTCGCCACCACTCCGCGAAGATGCGGCGTACCTCGGGATTCCAATCGAGATCGCGCTCGATTCGCACGGCGCGCTTAAACCCCAGGCGTGTCAACTTCCCCGACGCGAAATTCTCGTCGCTCGAATCAGCGGCTCCTACCGAGTAGGGCATGCACACACAAGCGAACGCCTCGGCCAGGCTGGTCTTGATAAAGTCGGTGTGCGTCGAGCTTGGTTGCTTCGGGTCGGGTTGGAATAGGTCGGTGTCCGCCGGCAAAACCGAAATCATTCCACGCTCGATGTCGAACACGTCGAACGCCGTGTATTCGGACGGCTCGCCTTGCGTGGTTCCGCTCAGGATTGCGCCACCGTCCTCCGGATGCCGCGTCTTGAGCAGCAGCGTGATCTCGGCCACGTTCTCGGCGGATTGAAGCACGGCCAGCGTGTAGCGGCGGAGCCGGCTGAAGATTGGCAGCGCCGGCGTGAGTTCCGGAATGCCGCGATGCTGGCCTGGCCGATCGCGCCGGAATACATGAATCACCTCGTCAACGCTCGGCGGCGGCGAGACTTCCTCATCGAACCGCGCGCCGTACTGCTCGCCGCCGGGATGGTATTTCAGCACGTGGTAGCGAGCCGGGTTGTCGTTTTCGTCCAGGTCGATGCCGTCGATCTGGTCCGGCGCGAGAAGAATTCCAGGCGTCGCCAACTGTTCAGTCTCGATCGGCCGCAGGTCGAGCTGCACGTCGCCGCGGAGCAGGGGGTTGTTGTAGAATAGTGCGATCCCCTCACCGTCTTGCGCCTTCGCCTTGCGCATCGTGCGGAGCTTGCGAGCGAGGTTGATTTCCGCGGCCCAGCGCTCGAACTGATCTTCGATCCACTCATCAGCCTCGGGGCTGCCGCTCAGCACCTGCACGCGGGGACCGGTGCCAATCACCTCGTGCGCGAGGGTGTCGACCATCGAGCGAGCCCAGCCGTTGTTGGCCACCTCCTGGCGCGCCTTCTCGCGCAATCGCTTCCGCACCGCGGGGGAGTTGGCCGCGTCGGCCGACAGTGCGTCGATGTGCTCCCAGTGGCGTACGTCGTCAACCGTCGTCTTCGCCGAGTCGTAGCTACCGCGCACCGTCACCGTCGAGACGGACTTGCGGAACGGCCGGCCGTCGGCGTCGAGGATCGAGAGTGCGCGCGTGAGTGTGGCCACGATTAGACGGCTCCCGGGGGACGAATCTTGACGAAGCGGATCGGAAGCCGGCCGGAGCGTACCGCGGCTTTGCGTACGAGGTACTCGTCGGCGGCGATCTGGTCCTTGAGAGAATGGAGCCGCACCCGCTCGCCGGCGGCGTTCGTCGTGTCGGCCACGCCTTGAGCGTTTTGCTCGATGGCCGATTCGATCGGGGTCTTGTCAGACATGAAAAAGGCCGCCTGGGTGTCTGGCCCCAGACGGCCTTCGAGGTGAGACGAGATGGCGAACGATGATCAGTCGCTCGTTCCTGTCAATGTCATCTTGGTGCTGCCTCGGCACTCTGGCAAGGGCGTTCGTGCTACCAATGCGAAACTGTTACGCATATGTAACCTTCTAACCGCCGAGCAGCCTTTCGTCGGTCGTGATCCGCCGGCCACAGTGCCGGCATTCGCGTCGCCGGCGGATGCGGCCACCGCGTTGATGCCGAGTGTAAATAACACGCAGGTCGCGACAGCCGCACCGCGGACAGGCGATGCCGGATTGCCTCTGCTCGTTCGCTTGGCGTGCATCCGCACTCATATCAGCGGCTCCTTGCCGCGCGTTTCTGGCGTTGGAGTTCCGATAGTTTTACCTGCTTCTTTTTCGGCCGCGGCACCGTGCTTTCACGGTCGATGCCAAGCAGTGAGGCCCCGACGTGGCAGCCGACATGGCAATCGAACCAGTGGTTGTCTGGCTTGTGCGGCCGGAGCATCCACTGATGGACCACGCGGCCGCGGCCCTCGGTCGGGACGAAATACTCGCTCTCGGCAACGTGCTCAGCCCAGAGGCGATGCAGTTCCTCGTCCTTGCCAAATAGCGTCACGCAGCCGGCACCGCCGACCGGGACGGCCAGCCGTTGGTGTGCAAACGTCTTCCAAAAATTCGTGTCGATGTGAACGTGCCGCACTTGCTTGGTTCCCCTGACCGGCGGGATTCGCCAGTAGTCGCCGATCTTCGCGCCTGCCTCGATGCGATACTCGCTAAACGGCTTCATCGCCGCCGTGATGCCTTCGCCCTTGGCCGGCCAGATGCGGTTGGCGTGCGACGACAATTGAATCAACTGCCGGATCAGGTCCGGCTTGTAGCCGATGTCGATCAGCAGCACGTCGATCTGCATCGCGGCGCCGTCGGCTCGAATCCACGCATGGCCGAGCAGCTCGTCGGTGAGCGCACGCAGGCCGGCCAGGATTGCCGCGTCGTCATCACTGCCTGGCGGCGCAACCATCTTGAGCGTGCGGCGCGCCCTCCGCATGTTGAAATAGCGGCTCCGCAGCCGTGGGTAAGTGCCGTAGTCCACCACGTCGCCGGCGAACCCCTGGGACCACGCGGCCACCTCCCAGTAGAGCAGCCGGTCATGTACGTCGATGTAGGCGGTCAGCTTCTCCCGTTCGGCGGCGAAGCTCCCGCGCTCCACGCCGCTGATTTGCTTGACCAGGTCGTCGGCACGCAATCGCACCAGGCCCACGTCTTCCTGCTCCGGGTCATTCTGACATTCCGCCATGAAAGCCGCACGGTCGCGAATCAGCAGGTTCATCGCGTGCTGGAGGCCGGAGAGTTCGTCGCCGCGGTGCCGCTCAGGCCACGCGACCACGGCGCCGGCGTCCATCGCCTCTCGGTGCTCCCGGTAAAACTCGGTCGCCTCGGCGCCGTCACCACCACCCCGCAGGCTCGCGCGTCGAGTCTCCGCGTACTGCTCCCAGAGTTCCGTGTTCGTAGGGAACTCGTAGAGCATTTTCATTTTCTCGCCATGCCAGTCCGGCGAGGCGTCGCGGTTGAGTAGCCGCTCGGCCATGTCCTCCGGCTCGATCACGGTCACGGCGGCCAGGCCGGAGAGCTTTTGCCCCGGCCCAGACATGAGCAGCACATCGCCGTTGAGCAGCTTCCATCGTTCTTTGCTCTGTGTCTGCGAGCGTGCCGACGCACGTGTCTGCGGGTCGTCGATCAACACGAGATCCGGTCGCAACACGATTTGGCCGTCTGGTCCGGTGTGAGACTGGCCGCGGATTTCGCCGCCGGTCAGGCCGCAGCCGGTGAGGACGGCGCCCGAGGCGAGCGATCCGGGGATCGTGGGGAACACAAGCTTTTCCGCGCCCCATTCGATTTGGGTGGACTCACCCTCGAAGGTCTGGCCGCGGCAACGCCGAGGCTCGCCGTCAAGCTGGCGGATGGCGTGAAGCTCGCGCTTGAAATCCTCCCAGAGTGAGTCATTGAATCGGAGCGCCGTCTTGATCGCGTCGAGCAGTTCCTCGCCGCGTTTCTGCGTGGCGGCCACAAGGCAGACGTAGCGGTTGTAGCCGTAGAGGATCGACCAGATGGCCGACGTTCGGAACAAGGTAGATTTGCCCGAGCCGCGCGGCATGGCCAGAGCGAAGAGGCCACCGCTGCGAATGGCGCGCTCCAGGCGAGCGATTACCTTAAGGTGGTCAGGCGACCAGGTGAGAGAAAAGGCGGCCGGAAAGTAGGTCTCGCAGAAGCGTTTGAGGTCGGTCGCGCAGGCCGTTCGCCGCTTGGGGTGCTCGACTTCCGGCGTCGGGATCGGCGAGCAGTCTTGAGCGGCGCGGGTTTGCTGGCGACGGCGCTCCCGCTCGGCATCACGGTGCGATAGGCCGCTGTAGCTGGCAGACCCACCACGAGCAGCGATCGCAGCCCGCACCTGCTTGCGCTGCTCGCCCAACCGCTTATCGGCACGCTTTAGCTCGTCGAGGGTCGATAGTTTGTCGGGCTGTTTCGCCATTCATCTGTACAGACATACATCATTTACATTCCCCCCGAAAGGAGTATAATAACGAGACACCCTTTTAGGAGGCGAGAACGATGAAAGCTCTGTCAGTCCGGCAGCCATGGGCGTCGCTCATCGCGATCGGACGCAAGACGATCGAGGTCCGTACCTGGCGAACGAACTACCGCGGCCCGCTGGTCATCTGCGCGTCCAAGCGGCCACTACTTCCAGGCAGGCCAACCGGCGTTGCAGTCTGCACGGTCACCCTGGTTGATTGCCGACCGATCACTCATGGCGACGCCTCTGCTGCGTGTTGCGACGTTGACCCATCACGCGAGTTCGCCTGGGTCTTGGCTGACACGCGACCACTCGACTTTCTTGTTCCAGTCTCCGGCCGGCTCGGGCTGTTTGCGCCGTCACCTGAAGTGCTCTCCGCCGTGGCGAGCTGAAGCCCGGAGAACGGGAAGTCCGTCAGCCATCGCTGGTAGTCGTCGGGGTACGTCTCAGCGAGCCGTCGCAATG